TGTGAGACTAAGGAAAAGTAATAGATACAGAGCTAGGATAGGCTAGGTTGGCTAGGTTTCTGGTGTTCCTCCTACTGCATCTTATTACTATTACCTCTTCTTAGCGGTCTACCGACCGCGACCTAATGGCATCTTACATGCTTGCATGTGCAATCACTAAGAGAAGACACTAAGTCTGACTAAGGTACACTACTAAGCTGATACTAAGCTAAGCACTAAGGCTTTAACTAAGGTAGTCCACTAAGGCTAACCTAAGCTATCCATCAAGGAATAACCTAAGGTACACGTGAGCGAGTGAACGGAGCGCAAGCGGAGTGAACGAAACGAACAGATAGCCCACGCCCCTCCCCCCCCCCCTCCCCCACCCTGTCAAACACTCAGGAATGGCCCTGAATAGCCTCAGGAATGCACTAAGAGGCTTCACTAAGGTAATCACCTTGTCCACCACTAAGCCATTCCCTAGGCCGTCCTAGGCGCTCCCTCGGCCTCCCTTGTACTATCCAAGGAGTACATCAGCCCTGCCCGTCGAAGACGGATTCCCTCAGGCCACCCTATGGGGACAACCCGGCGAGGGCGAGGGCGAGACACTTGACGCATATACATATCAAATTTTCCACTTGGCATGTATGGCTCTCTCACTAAGTATTACACTAAGCGATAACCCTTATGTTGCTTACGTCTTCCCTTAAGCATATCTGTAAAAGAACCACTGCTTAATCCGTTTTCCCTACAAAACTTAGCCACATTCCTTACTACTAATATATTACCTTTAGGGCACATCACAATATAAGTAGCTGCTTGAGAGTAATCTACGTTGTATGCACAATCACACCACTCCAGATTACTTACATGATTATTGTCTCTTACTTCATCCTTGTGATTTACTTGAGGTAGACCGCGAGGATTAGGTAAGAAAGCCTCTGCCACAAGCCTATGTACCTTGCGATTTATCTTTTCACCATTAGCACGTAGCACAACATTACGATAACCTCCTTTGTCGTGCGGAGGGTTTAGTATAGTAACCTTACCTCTTTTATGAGATCTAACACGACCAAAGGAGGAAACCATGTAATCTGGTATACCAGCAATAGGCCTCCAAATTTCCACAATTACCTCCTAAGATATTAACCTGCTTACGCAGAAGATGCAGAAGGTTTCTTCATGGCACGACGTTGTACATCCTTGGCAATCGCATAGGCTTGCTTAGGGTCACGTCCTGATTGAATAAGTTCCTCTGTGTTCTGACGTACAGCACTTTGCTTAACTGATTTGATTAAGGGCATTCAACCTCCTACTACTTTGCAACCCAACCTTGAGCAGATGTACCAGATTCTTTAATGTACAATGTACTACCACCAGACCCATTAATATCCGTTGCCAAAGAACCGACAGGTGCACCTACACCTAAAGTTGTAGGATTGCCATTTAGTCCATAGACAATCACCGTACTAGAACCGACCCCTTGGTTATTCTGAGGTGCTTGCGTACCATAGCAATCATTGCCAATTAGTTTAATATTGGAGCAAGAAGAAGTAACACGAATACCAAGGCTTGGCTTGTTAAGGCTCTCTCCATCTACTCCAATATTACCTTCTACTAGGATGTTGTTAGCTCCTGTGTCTATACTAATGAAGTGTCTACCTGCTTCAGCGGTAGATACTTCCTTCATATTATTAGCTTTAACCACTAGACCGCTAGCCTTGCAGTTTACATGAATACCATATTGCCCTAATTTAGAGAAGATATTACGACTAAGTATACCTTCTCCTGATAAACCAGTACCAATGAATGTAGTAGCATCAGACTCACCTAACCAAATCCCACTACCTCTTCCGTTTTCCCAAGTATTACCTTCGATGTGGTATTTTGTCCCAAAGCGTAAACCGATTAACCCTAAGCCACCAGAGCCTGTATTACCTTTTACAATTAAATTCTTACACCACCTTGCATCTACACCATAGGATACATCCTCTGTGAGGATCATAGTATTATTAGAAATTTCAATATGGTCATGCCAAATGTCACTAATATCGGTAAAAGGCCAAGATGGTGCAGCAATTAGCACTGGTGTTCTTACGCCATCAAAAGTACAATCTACAACACTACCTTGTCGAGTCCCTTGCGGTTTAGTTTGAGAGGAGACAGGTGTAACATGAACACCCCTTGCATTAGAGTTTCTAAAGGTGCAACCACGTACTGTCCAGTTTTTCCAGTTAAATACACGTACACCTGCAAAGAGAGCACCATCTGTAGTGCAATTCAAGATACGGATATTGTTGTCCTGTACACCATAAGCTGAGGCGTGATTTCCGATTAGTGCACCATAACCCCCAAACCCGGATTCTGGGTTTGGACCAGCATAGCAATTCTCCACCAGCATACCGCTTGACTGTACATAGTGACCAACTGTAATAAGACCTGGGTCTAACTGTATAGCCTCTGAGAAGTTACGACTGCCTGTATTCTTAAACCCTAGGAATTTACAATCACGAATAACTACGTTGTTCCAATCTGCTAAATCTATGGCGTGGTAGTCCACTACATTGTTAACTGTTATGCCTTCAAACTTCAAATCATTATTACTAGTAGATGCAAATACTACAAAAGGTGTATCCCCTTTAGTGTGACCATTGCCTTCATAGACACCTCCACTGACTGTTACATTACTAGCTTGCCCTTGTGATAATCTGAATAGCGTATCTCCTGTTTCGTAGTCACGTACAAATGTTACACCTTTAGCAACCTTGAAGTGTGTATTAGCAAATATCTCAACAGTGCCACTGAGTTTATATTCGCCAGCTTTAGTGACTGATACAGTACCACCGCCTAGCAATCTGACCGCATTGAATGCAGCTTGAAGGGCTCGCCTGTTGTCATTAGAAGAGGGATTAACTCCAAAATCCGCAACATCTATTGTATCCGATAGTTTATCAGATAGCAGGCGCTCAATAGTACCTGTTAGTTTACTCTTGTACTTCACCAAGTAAGCACTTAATCTTTGAAGCATGTAACCTCCTTTTCTGAAAGGCTACCACCATGATAACCTTTAAGAAAAGTTGCGTGAAAAGCAGTGCTTACGCACTGCCTGTTGCTTACTTAGGCATGGAAGCTAGTGCTTCCTGCATACGCTTAACAGTCCGCCGCATCAACGCAGCCTCTAATATCAGTGCTTCCTCGTAACGAATACCGTAGCGGGAACCTGCTGGTGTAATCAGTTTACGAGAGCCATTGGCATCTTCCTCGTATACATCATCCCAACTGTCGAAGCACAAGAAGCCATAGCGATGTGCATCTATACCGTGACGTTCGAAGGCCTCCTTAGCTCGCTGGGCGATGATACCGAAGTGCCATCTAGCTGAGTCTGCACCCTTCTCCTCAACACGATCCAAATACTGAAACTGCACAAAGTCAACTTCAGACCAAGCATCCAGTAAGGCATCTGAGATAGTAAGAGGTTCTGTTTTACACCGAGCATCTGAGGTAACAGTGAATGCTGCTTGAGTAAAACCGCCAGACCATGCTCGACTGGCGGAACCTAAGGCGTATGTACCAGTACTATCTGGGGTCATTGCATCAGCACCTAACTGCAAATAGCCTGTGCTACTGGTAGAAAGACGCACGTTACCGTTGGTGAGGGACACTGTCCGAGAAGTACCATCAGAAGTAAATAGGCGAACTTGAGAAGAAGTGCCTCCACCTACAGCTAATGACACAGCACCATCCCCAAGCATTCTGTACTTATCAGCAGAAGTAAGAACGCCTGAAGGCAGTGACATGGACTTAATCCGCCATTCGAACCTACCTGACATACTACCTATGTACTGCCCTAATGCAGGTGCGTGCACTACGTTACTATTATTAGTGCCGTCAATAGTAGCTGCACCGTCAATAGTACTAGCAGAGCTGAGAAGGTCGTTTCTCCTGCCCGGGTGCTTTACCTCTACGAAGTTACGGGTAGAGCCGGATTCGAAAGTAATAACACCTGTAGCACTGTAGCTAGGAAATACAGACGCATAGTTGTTATTAGCTGTACCTATAAAGCGTGCAATTATAGCAGTCTGCCCTTGTCCTAAAGAGTTAGTACCATCACACCCTGACATAAGCACATTATTTATGACGTTATCAGACCCTTCTACGGTAACACCATGAGCCTGCCTCGCATCAGAAGTTGAGTAATCTACGAGCACGTCTGAGATTAAGTTCGTACTACCTTTGCCTGCAACAACCGCTGCATACTTAGGATTATTAGCCACTACCCCATTGATAAGGTTATTAGAGGGAGCTATTGACCCTACAGTGCCGTTGTAAGTTACATGCTGGCAATCTGCCCCTATAACATTACTGACTATGTTGTAACTGGCTGTACCTTTCAACTCTACTGCTCCGAACTGAGGGTAGTTCTTAGCAATGACGTTATCTATGAGGGAGTTAACTGAGGAGTCAGCAAGTACGCATCCGGCTGCCTTATTAGTAGCATAGCCGGAATAGCTACCTCGAATGCCTTTAATCATAAGTCCATCCGGTGGCGCATCATTAGGGTATGCGATTAAACTGAAACCAGTACCTTTAACGTTTGAGAAGTTAACGTCACTTACAGTAACATCACTTCCACCAGCAAGGGAGACCTGCTGTCCCTGAGTTGTATCAGTCGCCTTATTACTTTCTACCGTAATATTACTTAAGCGACCTGCACGTAGATTGTTAAATACTAAGTAGTTACCTGTACTTGAACGGTGACTTAGCACGCCACTACCCCTGCCGTCTAAGTTACAGTAATTACTATTAATACCAGAGCTAGAGAATACACCGTCTGAGACTGTGACAGCTTTCTGAGAGTTTAATGAATCAGCTATAACCACAGTATCATCAGTAGTGGCGTCACCTACAGCACCAAACGGCTTTGATGTTAAAACTCTCGCATCAAGGTACTCATACAAAGATTGTCCTTTATGCAAGATTCCTTCAGTATTAGGTTTGGTTAATTTAGCCATGCTATCTCCTATTACTTTCCAACCCTCCCTATGAAGATTGGCTAGTAATAGGCCGCTCAAAAGAACGGCGCTATCTTACCTCTTCTATAGTGTCCAGTAAATCATAAGACACTGATACATAAAGCTATGTATTAATTGTATCCGCGTTCTAGCGAGAGAATGTACAAACCAAGTTTTGTAGCGTCAGGATTACTAAAGCAGACCTTATCGTCTACCTCGTAAACTTCCGTCAGCGTCGGCCTCAGAGGTTTCACCATTGCTTTCTCTGGTAACGCCTGCTGACACCCGGAAGTGGTCAGCGAACCAATCAGAAGGGTTGTCACTAACATGATTCGCTTCACTTTGTGCCTCCTTCTCTTCTTGTTTCTTCTTAGCAGAGACAAGCAGGCCAATAAGACCTGCCAGAACTTCTAGAAACTTATTCACAGGTGATCACTTGGCAGACCACATCTGTCACAGAGGATTCCGTGCCAGAGCCAAGGTCTACACCAAGACCTACAGAAACAAGAGCAATAACAAGTGCAACCAGTGCACCTACAACCTTCTTAGACTTAAACAGCTTTTTCATTGCATCTCCCTTTCCATTGAGCTAACAAGTCAGAGTAGTTCTTCCAGTCATCATAGTTGCCATCCTCGGCAGCTTGGGCAACCATACGCTCACATCATTCAACACATCTTACCATCGCGCACAACCATCCCGTACATCGATGTGAGTGAAGGAGTTATACTTACCGATACCATACTTGCCTTGGTATTTGCTAGTAAGATACTTATGCACTTCAGAAGGTAATATGCCAGACACTTTAATGTCAGCAGCCTTACCAGTAAGATGCATGGAGTTCTTAGCTCCACCTACATTGGCATTGTGCTTAATACAGCGATGTCCCGATGTGATAACTACAGGAGAACCAAAGTGCTCACGCACATCTGTGACTACCTGTAGTAATTCAGCATCAACAGTAGATGTACCGCACCCACAACGGCAAGCAAACTCTTTACGCTTGAAGTATTTATTAAGCATTATTATTCCCCTGCTGGAGTAACAGCGGCCTCTTCCATACCAGTTACATCCCATGAGTCTGTGGGTTCACTGCCACGTGCAACAGCAATATGCATGGTTGTGTCATCTTTCTCAAGAGCAACCATTGCACCTTTCTGCTTACCTGACAGGTGTTTGATGTTGATAGGGTGATCTTTTCTCTTAAGGTCTGCTTCTTTAACAACAGGCATCGGGATTGCCGTTGCAATAGTTTGTACTGCTTTTACTCGAAAAGCCTGACCAGTAACAGAACCTTCACCATATTTAGCCATGTAATCTCCTCCTTCTCTTAAACTGGGGTAACAGGGGTTTCCACTGTTACTAACTTCCACTCTGAATCTTCTTTGCCATCAACCGCGATAGCAATCTTCAATACACCACCTTCCACTTCAAGGCACACCATGGCCCCTTTCTGTTTACCTGATTTGGTGGCATCATTAATAACATTGATTTTCTTACTAGCTTCCTCTTTTGGGATTACCGGAAGCATTAGTTCTTCACTTACAGGTTGTACCTGCTTTCTCTTAGACTTACCTGTTAATGGTTGACTACTATAATCATTAGCCATTGTCTCTCTCCTATTATGTAAATATAGTAAGGAAGTAAGGAATAGGGTGTACAGGAGTACACCCATACTAAGGCATACCTATATAACCTAGGTTAACCTATATATTACCTATTATTTTCTCTTATTATCTGGGCCTTCCTTCTATAGTGTCCAGTAATTAATAAGTCCTTGAAATCCTTGCAGAAAGTGTATTTCTGCTTGCCGATTTATTTCGGTAGTCCTGCCCGTAAACCCTCTGCTGCATCGCTAGAGAGGTGTTAGTTGTTCTTCGCTCATCACCATAATCACCGTACAGCATGGCCCGACGAAGCCTAGGTGTATTCATCGCCTGTATATAATCACGCATCTCCTGCGCTCTGAGGCGATTAATTCGAGTAACCTCGTCATAGTCTATCTGAGAAGTTAATTGCCGTATAGCGCCATACAGGGCGTCTAGGCGGTCATCGTGCCGGAGGCTGTTCTTCTCAATCGTTATGTTCGACATTTGATTGAAAAGACTGTAGGACATGCGTAGTTCAAGCGGATAGTGCTGTACCGACTCAAAGTCTGACTTCACCATCTCTGCATTGAAGATAAGCCTATGGGCTGCCATGAGCGGCTCCAGCGTCTCAATGATACGCAACTCTTTCTGTCCGGTGGCGTAATCCTCTTCCAGAGTTACAGGCCACTCTCGTTCAAAGTACGGCTTAATTACCGCCTCAAACGCGCCATGACCAAAGTTCTTCTCAATGAATACCTCTTTAACACCAGCCTGCTTTGCGGCCTGCACAATGCGATTCAGGGACGACTCTCGGTATCCGCCAGGTACACCAAAGCACTTATACACATAAATGAATGTGCCGTGCAGGAATACGATGGCTACACCCGTCTCATCTCCGTTCTTACCACCACCCGCAGGGTCGATATACATAATCTTGCGGGAGACAGCACCCCATTCGTATGGGCGAGCTACAGGTCTGTACATGAAATCCGTAGGCTTGTTACCATACTTAGGTGCATCACCAATGATGTTTATGGAATCATTACTCCACGTAGGCATCACAGGGACTTCCTCTGTACCAAACGAGGTGAAGATTAGATTGTTCAGGCGTAATGGGTATCTGTCAGCATCCATCATGCGAGTGTTAAGCATGAACTGAAGCTGGAACTTAGCAGCACCCTGAGAGATTTCCTTCTCAATCAGGACTTCATCATCATACATTTCAGGGGCACAAGGTGCACCACTATTACCATCCAACCCGTACCCTGAGCGAAGTGCTGGGTTGTCCTTCATATCTTGAACAATCATAGGTGCAAGGAAGTCGCCATAACATTGCTCTTGCTCTACTGAAGGGTAACGCGCAGTCCAGATACGAACAGAGTAACCACGAGCAGGTAGGTTGTTGTAGATAGAGTTTACGTTCTGAGGTGTACCAAGGTAAATGATATCCCCAAACTGGTTGATAGATTCAAACTCCTTAGTCAGTTCCTCAAGCAAGGCACGGCCCGCTGCCGTACGAGCATTCTGCATCGACTCTACGTCATCCGCTAGAATAATATCAGCACGAGCACCCTGCATACCTGCTTCGATTGAGTAACAGGATACAGAAGGAGACTTATCACTACCACGTAGGGTGTAATGAATCTCAAACGCCTTAACGGATGCACGGTCCCCAGCGTAGATATCCGGCAGCATAAACTCAAGAAAGTCTAAGCCACGGAAGATTTTAACTACCCAACCTGCGATTTCCTCTGCTCGCTTGGCGTTTTGGGACACAACCATGATACGCTTATGCGGTTCATGAATAATACGGAATACCGTATAGATTGCTGATAGTGTTGTCTTAGCGATACCACGAGGCGCTTCGATGAGGCGGTACTTGTGTCCGTAGAATAGGAACTTCAAGATATCAGCCTGCATACGAATCAGATGAGGGTTGCCTGCAATCAAGTTATGAATAACTGTGTCTGCAAAGAGAAGCAAACCTTCCGATGTGTACGGAAAGGTCTGCTGTAACTCCTGTAGCATCTCCCATCTGGCAAGAGCCTCTGCTTGTGATTCTCTTGCCTTAGCCATCAACCCTCCTTAGTGAATTGAATTATCTTACCACTGGATGCCTCTCTGATAGCCTTGAGGCGCTTAGATAACTTGGACTCTTCCTGCTGTGCAGCAGGTGTGGCGGTAATGCCGTTATCAAGAACCCACTTACACATCGCACCAATATCCTTACCAGACACTAAATGTAATGCTGCATCAGGGTCTTCTTCTATAGTGTCCAGTATTGCCTGTGCTTTCTTATTGAAGATTTTGGTAATAGCACCATGCAGAATGCCAACCTCATCCTCTGTAGCTGCATGTTTATTGTGTACGCTCACGCTTCTCCCTCCAAATCTTGAACTTATTATAAAACCAGTCCCCAATTTGCAACACGGTATAAATGAATGTTGCTATTAACACCCAATTATCCCAACTGATACCGAGGAAGTACCCACCTGATACGAGTGCAGGTGGCGCAAGCTTCACACCACTATCTACCAGTTCGGAGTTAATCATCCCACCTCCTTATTCTGTGATAATCTTAGCAGTCATCCGGCATTCTGGCACTCCCTCTGAGAAAGTAACAGTGTCACCATCTACCCGATAAGTAAGTTTAGGTTGTAATAGTCCATCAAGATAAACCTCAATATACTTAAATGCAGAGCCAATCTTTACTACTTGTTGGCCTTCTACTAAGTCAAAATTCAACTCTAACTGAATATTAGGTTCAGATGTAGCAACACGACTACCTACCAACACATACACCTCTGTACCAGCCACAAGCGGCTCTGCGAAAGTGATAGTGTTGTTGCTTATAGAGTATGCGCCTACAATTTGGTGCTGTAATACCCCATTAAGGAAAACTAGTGCATCTTGAAATTCATAAGGGGGCTTTACGGAAATCTCACCACCTTGGGCTATCGTGTACCAAGGAACAGTTCTGTGCGCAATACCAGAAGTCATACCAGCTTTAAGACCAGCAATCTCAATGTCCTGTTTGGCGTTCCAATCTGTATGCTTCTTGTCGATGGAATCAAGCTGTCCTTTATTTACTGCATCTCCCGGATTTGTGCCATCAGCCAAATCAGTAATCTTATGTCCACCCCAAGATACCTCTTGCTTTACAAAGTAACCATCTGGATAGAAACCATCCAGTAGCTCCTGAGATACTTCCAAAAGATGTATAAAGGAGTTATTGAGAGATTTCATATCCAAGGTTACACCACGGTCAAACTCGGCGTAAGGTTCTTCTTTCTCTACAACGCGCCTGATACGAAGTTTTGTATTTGCCGCTGGCGGTACATTAAAGGTTATCTGGTTAGTACCTGTAAGTGTCCAACCACTTACTGTGTTCCACACGCCATCATTTCTTACTTCAACTAAAATATCAGAAGCCCTCAAGTACCCCTTGTCTCTCCCAGCGAACCGGAAGGGGAAAGTAGTTTGAGTGCCATTCGCTGTATGTTCAGTGAATGTGTAACTCATCAATCCTCCAATAAGTCTACACTGGCTTTAGTCATCTGACCTACACCAATAGTATTTGCCAAAGGAACAAGGCGACGAACCTTGTCCACCAACTGCCGAGTAGAGACATCATCATCTCCGTTGGCATACTTAACTAGTGCTTGTGACAAATTAACTGTATCACTGATTACACCAGCACCTGCTACCAAATCACCAAACCCTTGCTGACGGAACCCCATACGTCCAGGCGCTTGCATCATAGAGTCTGGCATTAGGCCAAATGTTGCCAAAGCATCACCAGCAAGACCGAAGCCTGCAACTTGTGGGAGTTTATTAAAGACACCCATAGCGATATTCTGTGTCTCGAACTTATCCCTCAAGAACTTGTCTCTATCCTCCCTACCAATTGCTTGCATCTGCATCTGTAGTGCATAAGATACATAGCCTAGTAAGGTAGACCATGCAAGGATCTGTGCAGCCTGAATCTTATCTCCTCGTAAATCATGGATTAGCTGTTTCTCAATAGAGACAATAGAGAATGACTTAAACTGGGTCAATGCCTTGCCCCACCATTTATTCATCCAGATACCTTCATCTCCTATGAAGTTACGCTGAATAAGACGTCCTGACATTCTTCGCACAGCAACACCCACTGTCTCTCTCAGGTCTGGCTCCATAGCATCAAAGTTCATCATACGAACTTTTTCACCTTTGTAATCAGCGTACATTGGGTTATCATCAAAGTGACGCTTAAGTCTCTTCATGACATCTTCACTTAGGCCAACTTCTTCAAGATCTGCTTTGGGTAACTGTCGCTCCCCCATCAAATGTTGCTTTAGTCGCTTATTGATAGAGCGAGCTATAATCTTCTCTGAGCCACCTTGTACTGCTTTAAAACCAGATAGTATTGTGTTGATTCTACTACCCATAGCTAATCCGTTATCAATAATAGCAGACAGCTTACCTAGGTTATCCGCAGTTTCTCCGAACTCATCATGACGGACATTCCACCCTGTGAGCCAGTTATCTTCCCCGATATAACCTAAGAGTTCCTCCATTTCTCGCAGTTCAGGTTCAAGCAACTCACCCTGAGCAGTGCCACCTTTACGAGCCGCTCTCGAACGTAAGAACTTAGTGGCAGGTACAGACTTCAGCACAGTCCCTAGTCCCATCTTAGAGATTGCACGTGCCAGTTCAGGTATCTGAGCGAAGCCCATTTGGCCTAATCGTAACAACCCTGTAATCTCACGGACACGTCGAGTACCCCTGACAATTCCAGAGTTAGGGTCGGCGTCAATAGTGTTGCCGTAAATTAACTTAACGGCATCTCTGAGCATTTCTGCCTCAGACCTAAGCTGTTTGATTGCCTTAGCATTTGACCCCGCCATATTGCGGCCTGCGCGTTCTGCGGCATCTATTGCGTTCAGCACAGATTGGCGAGTAGGGAAACCCATAGCAGCCAATGCAGCACCACCCGCTGCCTCTTTGCCGTAGTTCTCCGCTAGCTCCCCTACGTTTGTATTAAGCAAATCCTGCACCTTCAAACCGCCATATTCGGCTTGCGTATTAATACCCATACTAGCTTTAGCTCGATTGGATACCGATTCAGCCATTTCTGCTAATTCAGTACCTTCAATGAAATTATCAATGATATGGTCTGGTACCCCTGCTTTCTTCAGATCCTCAATCAATTGAGCCTGCTGCTGCTGGGATACCACCCTATCGAATGCAACACGACTAGAGAGGGTGGAGTCCGATGCACGAATGTACTGTACTTTTGCTAGGGCATCCGCAGCTTTCTTGCCAAGTTTGTACTTACCTGTCTGGTAGCCTTTGGATAGTAAGTGAATAACAGCCTCACTACTCCCCAATTTGTTAACTGCCTCAGTAACCTTGATACCGTCATAGATAACAGGGATGTAATCCTTAGCAGATTGTATATCTTCGAATCCATGCTCTCCTGCTTGCTTACGAATCTCAAGTGCTTTCTTGAGTTTATCAGCGATACCTTCTGCTGCCAGTTTAACACCACGAGGTGTATCTTCTGGTATGCCACGAACAATTGCTGTATAAATCTGATTATTGAAATCCCGTGTCGTTGCAGGGTTAAGATAATCTACCGCACGTAGGTTGTTATCTTTGATGAATTGAGAGAAACCATCATTGTACCTGTTACGTTCTGCATGACGAATAAGGTTGCCATACACATCTGATAAGATAGCAGCTGTCTTACCTTGGTATGCACCACCTTGAGCATTTTCAAGCAGACGAAGACCTAGACCTCGGAACACAGGATTCTCTGAGTTAAGAATCACAGAAGACACTGAACCTAGACCCTTAAGATTAATAGGCCGCACCTCTGACTGATATGCTTCTCGTGCCAAGTCATCCATAAGTTCTTCCATGTTTTTAGATAAGTCAAACTGCTCGCCTGCAATCTCTGAACCTTCAACACGTTTAGCACCAATAGAGTCATCTGCCTTTTGCTTGATTACCTCTTCTGCAGCTTGTTCAGCATGTATCTCGGTAGGTGTCTTCTTACGTTCGGCACGGATTGCAGCTACTGCATCTCGTACAGCACGGGTCATCTCCACCTTACGCATTGGTGCGTCTAAACCTAGTTCCTTTATTTGATCTTCACGGGACAGCGATGAGAATCTCTTAAGCTCCTCCTTAGCCTTACCTACATTGTTCGCACGAGATAACTTGGCATTCAACTCATCAAGACGCGCTTGTAAATCAGCAAGTGGTTCATCGAATCTACGTGCCAGTGCTTTCTTCTGAACATCTAAATCCAATCTGTCCGCAGCAGATTTAGGTGCACCCTTAGCGGCGGCAGCCTCTGCTACAGCATCTATCTTCTTCCCCTTAAGTGTGGCTGCTTCTGCTTCCAGTTGGCGTATCTGTTTCTTCAGTAGTCCTTTCTCACTAGCACTCATCCTTACCGACGCATTGGCTTTCAAGTTGTCTGTGTGAGATAGAATTGCCATATCTGCATCCACCTCTCTTGCACGAAGTGGTTCATAATTACGTGCTGCCATATACGCGTCATACTCCATGGCCTCACGTACAGCACGAGCAGCAGACGAGTCAAACTCATCAGCACCTTTTACTACGGTGTCCAAGTCATCAAATACAGCCTCTGCTCTCTCTGCCGCTGTACGAGAACCAGCACTGGCTATGCGTTCCCTAGTTGCAGCGCCAATAGTACCGCCCATAATCATACCAAACCCGGCAGCAGCCAGTACATCATCGACACCTCGCTGGTAATCACCTTGTGCAAGCACAGCTTCTAATGCAGCATTTTCAGCACCAGATAAGGCAGCCGTCTTGATAATCCTACCTAGACGACCTACTTTGACAGCACCAGCTACAGGTGCAGCTACTAGAGAAGCCGCCCAACCTACAGGGTCAAGAATACCAGCAGCAATCTGTGCGCTGAAACCTGTGAAACCATTACGTGCTAAGATGTCTGCTCTGTCTTTATCCGCAGCAGCATTAGACATACGGAATTGCAACTCTTCTGGAGACTTCACATTCTTGACTATGTCTTGCGCTATTTCATACCCATACAACTTGGATAGTTCATCCTTAGTTGATTCAGGTACTTCATAACCTTCTTGTTCAGCAAACTCTGTAGTGTGGCGTTCATAGGCACGTTGTCCACCATACAAAGCCCACTCACTCTCTATGGCTGTTTGGAATACTTTGTCATTAGCTCTCTGTACTTCGGCCTTACGCTCTGCTTCAGCAACTTGAGAGAAGGTAGGCGGTAACTTGCGTTGAGTCACCGCCACCCAATTTTGGTTAATACTATCAACCATGTTACCTCCTAATTAATGTCATTCATAAAGGCATGTCTCACATGTGAGACAAACCTTGAGTATAACACTAGCTCAGTTTGATTCTACCAATCTGAGTGTCAGGTGCAAGTGCACCTTGCTTTGGAGGATACACTTGCATCCACCCATCCTTACCAATCTGATTGTAGATTGATTTATTTACGAAAGCCTCTGACATCTGTCCTGCAAACTTCACATACATAGATCCATCTGCTCGTGTCTCCACTTCACTAATCTTAGGGATAGCACCACCACTCTGTGCAAGGTTATAAGCTTCCGCCCTACGAACTAACAATCCAGTGCTGCGCTTGCCTTCAGTAGATGCAGTAGATAGCATCTCGATGAAGCCATCAGTAAACTTGCCAGCCTTAAATGCAGCGTATGCCTTAGGAGCATTCTGGATCCCGCTTTTTCCTAAATTATAGGACAAGTCCATAAGGCCACGCTGAACACCTGGGTGCATCTCTTCGAAGGGAACAGCCCATCCTGAAGTACTTGGCACATGACCCTTCAAGTCTTGCTGTAGAAGGCGCATGGCTCGTTCTGGTGTTAATTGAGATTGTCCCGGAGTGAATGGCACTTTCTCTGTACCAATCATAATGTATCCGTTCTTCTTCTCTTCAGTAGTAAGGAAGTGACCGTACCCTACAGACTGACCATGTGCATCTTTGTATGGTGTATAAACACCAGCTACTCGGTCAAAACCTACATTGGCATTATTCTCCATCTTGGCTACATAATTGTAGAAGTCCATATTATTTCTCTTATATCCGAACTCAAAGTTTGCTGGTAGATTCTCGCCTGATGCAAAGGCAGGTGACATTAAGAAGTCAGCAATCCCACGTGAGCCTACAGTTTTGGCTGTAGTCTTTGCAGGTGGTTGTGCTTGGTAGCCACCTGCGCCCCACATTCGCATTTGTTGTGCTTCAAAGTTCTTACGCCCTTCATCACGTGCTTTAACCTCTGCATCATACCGTTGCTTAAGCAAGGATTGCCCTTTGATTTCAGACAAAGGCATTGCCTGTGTAACAGGCACACGACCAGAGCCTGCACGTATAGTAAAGAGGCCGCGCTTCGCATCTACATCAAAATATAGGTCGCCTTCCTCTAACCCACCTGATGCATCTAGCAGGGCTTGTTTGTTATTATCTAGGTACTGACGGAGAGTAATTGGGACGTCTCCTTGGTTTACTCCTATAGTATCTCCTAACGTACGAATGTCTCCTTTTACAAGAACACCTTGAGTAAAGAAACCTTCTGATAATTGTGTATACTGGCTTGTAAGGTAGGATTTAAGGTGACGCTTAATAGTGTCATTATTATGGCCTGCAACCTTCATTGCTCTAGCAATTGTACTTGCCTCCTCCATCATAATGTCACGTCCCATTTCACTCATGTTATCACCAAAAGTGAGCCAGCTGCCTCCTGCAATGTCACTAACTACTCCATCTACATCATCATTAAGTTCTTTGAGCACAGAACCTTGTAATTTCTCGCCGCGAGAGGCATTCTGTGCAAACTCAATAGCTTGACCTGTGTTATACCCCATGCGAGTTGCTAAGTCATAGTTCTCAACAAAGGCATATTCTTTGTCTCCCATAACAGCACGACGTGCATCCTCTGGAATAGAATCACGTGCTCGCATGATAGTTTGCAGTGCTTCAGGTTCAACATTCATATCCTTGAGGTTGGCAGAGGATAGCTGCATAAGCGACGAATACCTTTCCTTAATGATCGGGTCTTCAATAAGCTGTTGACCCAATTTAAGATAACGCATCTGCTCATACCTACCGCGAATAGCTTCAGCCTGTTCTCCCGTTGCACCAGTACGGGCAATTTCATCTTCTGCCAGCTTAGTGTAGGTACTAACTAAGGCTTCAGCATATGTCTTTCTGTCATCCTTACTAATGTCCTGTAAGCCTAAAGGTGACCCAGATTCACCTCGTGCAATAAGATCTTCTAGCTTTGCTTTCTCTGCATTAACCTTAGCTTGCCTATCGAAGATAGCCTTGATCTCGCTATCAGACCAAGCAGTGCCACCAGTCAATTCATTGTGATTCTGCATCACCTGAAGTAACTCTTCGCGAGTAAGTTGCCCTGCATCGAATGCCTTTATAGCTGCATCTTTCTTCTCGAAGAGGGCAACCTGATTCTGAGCAGCCCAAGTTCTGTTAGCTTGAATTTCTCCAGTTTGCAAAGCACCAACACGGTCATACAAAGAGACACCCTTATCATCCACCAATGCCTTGGTTCCCTGAATAAGACTATCATCTCCTACTGCCGCTCTTTCAGATGCAATCTTAGCAACCATTTGATCAAACTCAGGTTTACTAAGACCCATCGCCAGTGCTTCTTTTTGTAGCTGGATAAGAGCTGCACCAGTGGCATCTGGCGCTACGTCCCTTGTAGCCATGATAATACGAGACTGCATAGATTGCATTCGTGCTTCTTCTTCTTGACGAAGTTTAGCCTCTGCTCTAGTTGCAGTAATTCTAGGTTGCTGCTCCATGAACGCGTTAGTGACAAGCCTCATAGAATCTTTGTCACCACGAAGCTCTGGATAACTTTGCCATAACCTATTTTGTACCTCATTACGAGATTGAACTACATAGTTTTCCCAATCCTCGTCACTACCTTGAAATCGCTGTGCTTCTGCTTGTAGCGCAGTTGTCTGTGAGATTACATCATTTTGTAAACTAACCAGCATATGAGCACGAGCACCGCCTACCGTGGCATCCTCAGAAGGCATCATGCCAGACAAAGCCCTATCCATCTGGCGAACCTTATCGTCTTCTACTTGCTGATTAAGGATAGCAGTAGTGACATCAGCCACACTACTTGCGGCGTTTACTAAGTCTTCCAAAAATCTACTACCGGAGGCATCAGCGCCCCCTGAGATACTCACTTGTCGTGGTGTGAAAGACATAGGTGTTGGCGCGACCCTTGACTGTACTCTTTCTAAACCTTGTACAGCTTGACGTTCAATTGCCATTTAAACTCCTCTAGTTCCTGATGAATAAGTACGAGACTCAGTGATAGCCTTGCCAAGCGCCATACCTACTTTACTTCCGGTGACATAGGAAGATGCAAGGCTTGGTATACCTTTCACCAAAGTACCCAAAGCTGAAGGTTTGTCAAACGTTCGCATCTGCATCTGTCCACTGCGTTGAATAGACTTCAACTGGTTGGCAAAGTTGATTTGCTGATTCTCATAATTATCTATAATGGTTGACTGATTACGACCACCTTCTGCCGTCAAATCATTGAGCATGGATGTGATGGAGCTACCACCTGTTCCAGTAGCACCTGCCATTACTGCAACTTGCGCTCGTTGCTGCATCAGTGAAATTTGATTATTAAGGAAGTCAGAATGATATTGCTTTGCAGCAGACCGTTCTGCATTTGCCACAGAAGAATAGGCTTCACGTGTGGCTTCTAGCCTTTGTCTCCACTCTTCTTCTTGTGCTTTCTGCATAGCCTTAGCGGCATCTCGTCCACCGAATAGGCCGCCTAGTAAGTTTAAGCCTTGTAATCCAGCAGACAACAAACCTGCATTAGAAAAGCCAGCAGAGCTTCCACCTAAGAAACTTCCGACAGAGCCAAGCACACCACCACTTCCAGCGGCGGCACTACCAGCAGCACTACTAGCAGCCGCAGCACCTGCACTACTGGAGAACATACTGGCTAGGCTTGATCCTACTGTTGCCATTACTGCCATTATACCCTCCTCTTAGTTGGGTTATACGAACCTTCCCACTCAATATCCCTGAGTTGGAATGTATGAGGGGAGTTAACAATGATACGATAAACAGTATCTGTACTAAGGGATCTTAGTGGAAATTTGAATGACCCCTCTTCTGGCTTGACATAACCAACAACATTATTAAGTGCCCCGCTTTTCCTGTTAGATGCCAAAGCTTTTCTTAATTTGCCACTCTTTAAGTTCTTGATATGAACTTCAAAGTCAGGGTATTTATCCAAGTTAAGGTGAACTAGGCCTACCACTGGCACATCTATGTAGGACACTCTATCTTGGTTATCTCGAATAACGACCTGTGTTGGCTCAAACTCCTGCTGATACAACTGCCCTACGACAGCTATAGCATTAGTGCCTTCTTCTGATAAATCAAAAGTTGTAATTAGCTTATTACTGGCTTCATCATATTCAAAATGAAAAGAACCACCAATATAAGCAGGCCACCCTTGAATTATCACACACTCAAGTAAGGCTGGGTCAGTAGGCTTCCAAGGCAACTCATTAGAAACCCACTGGTCTGTATTAGCATCATAGGTGAAGATCAACTCTGCTTGCCTATCCAGTCTAATTCTGTCAACTAAACCATAAGTAAGAGCATCACCCATATCCATAACCTCTAGATACAAACCAGTATTACCTCGTTCTACAATGAGATATAACATCTCTGAGGAATAGAACATAGAGCGAATCAAAGTATCTTTAGGCCACACCCACTTATGCCATGCAGACTGTACACGATCTGTCCCTTGCCACAACCAGTCGTAGCAATAGACAATATTAGGGTCTTTGTCTGTTACTACAAGTAATCTGTTGATATTAGTGCTCGCTACCATATGAGTGATATTACCTTCTATCAACTTGTTAACATGACTAGTAACAGCCTGCGCCTTCTTAGTGTCGCTGTAAGAATCGGTATAAAACTCACGCACACCAGAGTAAGCACCCTCACTTGTAGCAAACATCACGGACTCACCCGTTGCCACAGGTGGCACCCTGTTGTCAACTTCGAAAGTTGTAGCAGGCTTGAGTATGACATTAGACTTCTCTAATACTTTATCCCCCGGAAGTATGAACTGAGATGTGTCTGAGAATAATACCGTTGCTCCATCTAAAGTAACTGCATGTTTAAGCTGGTACACCTCACTTGCATCTGAGAAAATATCGAAAGGATCTGTTGCCACCTCAGACACTGCGGAGAAGCGGAAGAAGTCAAAGAAGTGAGAAGTCCTAGTTGCTATGACGGCTTCGCCTGCTGTAACACAAAGACGGTTCTGCACCATGAACATACCACCAATCGCCTGTGGTACATCTTCATCAATGAAAGAAGGCATAGGGTTAGTCAGGTCGTCACCTACCTTACGATCTTCCCAATCACCGTGTCGTATCTTAAACTGTGCCACACCTCCTACAATACCTGTACGCTCTATAACATAGGGCATAGTATCTTTATCAAATCCAAGTAACACATCTGCTGCAATAGTTTCTTGCCAAGCAACTAAGTTACCTCCTTCTTTAGGTACAGCCTCTAGCCAATACCGAGATTCTGGTTTACTCCCTGTAGGCCACACCTGCACCTTGTACCCTTCTGGTGCTCTTGATGGAAGTAAGTCTGTAGATGACACTCGGTTCTTTATGGCAACCAAGTCCTTACCTTTGGCCCCATCTGTGGTAGTAATAGTGAAATCACTACCATCTTTAGTTTCAATGTAGATACTAGTGCCTTCTCTTTGCAAGGTGTACTGTGACGCTTTACTCCATGTCTGTAAACTCTCATATAGCTTAGTGGCTAGGTACTCAGTGCGAATCTGTTCTACATGACTAGGGTCACTTCCATCTGGAGTTTTGAAGGTCGCCGCTTGCTCGCCGTTAATAGAGATAGTGTACGAAGTGCCATACTGCCCGTAGGCAGAAAACACAATAGCCTTGTTTCCCACACTTGGAGACTTATCACTACGAGCTTTCACTACTTTACGCCTGTTAAGCATAAATGTTACATCAGCAATAGTCATGAACTGCACGTCTTCTCTCGGATTCACAACCTCAGCAAGATAAGCCATAGGTGCATCCTGAGAGATCACAGTGCATTTACGCCCTTCTTTGTCAAATATTTCTGGCACGCTACCTTTCTTCATGACAAAGAAATACTCTTCTACCCCATCCCCTCTTCTATAGTGATGTGTTGCCATATTGTCACTGCCTGCTTCCATTAGCTTTGCAATATGAGTGCTACCCATGCGGGATTTTGTACCGTTGACTACATCTGGAACCATATTAACCATATCAGTACATTGACCGTCTAACCGCACTGCTGCTGGTTGTTGGCTAATACCTTGAATCTGACGACCTAAAGAACCTTGTACTTCCATTATCTATCAACCTCCCACGGCCTTACAGGGTAAGTGTCATAAGGTGAATAGGAGAACGCTGGTACATTCTGAGATCCACCTGCCATGATGCCAAAGTTGCGCTGAGTGGGGTTATGTACAAGCATATTAAGCCTCTTCTGAGAAGACTGCTCTGACTGAACATCAATCATCAATTGTGCTGCAACCTGCTGGTGTGCTTGTAGTTTAGTCTTATCTGCATCTTTAGACACAATAAACTCTACGGCAGCCTGATAGGCAATGGCCTGCATTACACTTGCAGGTAGATGCTCGAAAGGCAGTAATGTCACCAGAGTCAACCTAATACGCCCATCCTGATTCACATACTTTGACATATCGAAAGTGTGATTCCAAACAGAGTACAACTTGCCTGCGCGTATAGTCATAGGTACTTTACGTTCACCTAGAGCATAACATTGGAGAACAGCAAGACAATTGTTAGGCATGTTTACTTCACCATTTGTGTCAGGTTTAAGTAGCCAATTAGGTTCTCTGTTAAACCACCAACCACCACCCTTGTTGTACTGGAACCGCTGGGATACAATATCAATAATCTTATTAGCATCTTCAGCATCTAAGTCGCCAGAGTCAAGGGAATCCACACCCTCACGACCAATAGCTCGCATACACAGGTTAACTGCTTCCAGCTTGCTATCAATGATATTGAAGGAAGCCTCAGCCATGATACGGCCTACATCACTTGTATTTTGAATTAAAGGCATGAATCCTCCTAAACAAAAGAACCCTACCTACGCAAGGTAGATAGGGCATAGGTTATTACTCAGTAGGTTTCAGTGCAGTCGGCTTGACGTCATTAGCCATTACAGCACGTACAGCGGCTACTAAGTCTTCTGCTTGCAGGCTAGCAGCGGATAATGCGGCAGCACCTGCGGTCTTGACGTAGACAGCCTTACGCTGTGCACGAGCCAGTACAGTGTCGTGATCGTCGCCTTTACCAAGAGCAGCACCAGAGGTTTCGTCGCGTTTAGTGGTAACTACAGACACAGCCTCCCAGCGGTCAGGGATTGCACCTTCAGCCATGAAGGTATCAATATAATAAGTCTTCTCTTTCTTCTCATAGAAGATGTCACCTGTTACTTCAATGGTGCGACCTACCAGCAATGCATCAGCAGTAAACAGCACAGCTACAGCGCCGTTCATCTTTGCGGTAGGGTCATAACGATAACCGTTATCTTCGTTAGACAGTAAGTGATGTGGAGCACCCTGTACAAATGTCGGGAATCGGTTAGACGGGATAACAGGGCAGTTGTAGGAAGACAGAACAAAGCCACTGATAGTAGCACCGGACTGACTAATAGTGTAAGTCTTATCTACAATGCGGTCTGCGTCACGCAGAGAGTTGAAGAATTTCCACGGCATCAGAATCGCTACATCAGAGATATCCACTTCCTGCTCAAGCTGTTGCTCCAGAGCATACTCTACCGCAGCCATAACATACTGAGGGTTAGCCAGTGCTTCACTCTCAGTTACGTTAACGTTGATAGAGAATCCATGCCCTTTAACACGCGGCTTGTTACGTTTGGCCTTGGTGTTAGCAATACCGCCTAACAGCATCTGCTGAATTGCCATCTGGTCCTCCAGACGTTTCAGTTGCTTGGCTTGGTTCATAGCCAGTTTTGGTTTCAGGCTATCGATGTCACCTTGTACATCGTGGATGTGGGCCACAGTGTTACGAGCAATGACAGTGGTATCAATTACCAACTGGTTTTTATCCGCCTGAGTAGGGGTGGCATTAGGAGACTGACCCGGTGCTAGCACCTGCAACTCAGTTTCGCCCAAATATTTGTTGCTCACTGTGTTAGTGCCAGTAACAGTTTGTACATCAAAGTAAGACAGAATGTTCTCACCTTTCAGGTACTGCTCATTGACCTTACCATTAAACTTCTCAATGAGAAGGCTGTCAACCTCACCGGACGCAGATACAGCAACGTTAGTCAGAGTATTCGGTGTAGACATGTATTATAATCTCCTTATAAATCAAATTGATAACTAGGGAGAACTTTTCTCCCTTCTATAGTGTCCAGTAAATACTGAATTAGATACCGCGAGCCATGCCAGCACGGCGACGGGCGTCCAGTTTAGCCTGAGCTTCTGCCATAGCTTTACGGTCATTGCCGTACTTCTGGCTAAGAGTTGCGATTGCTTGAACGTACTGATCTCGCGTCAGTGGGCCATTCTCTTCATTAGCCTTAGCAGGTGCTGATGGCTCAATCAGGGATGGCTTATCGTCCCCCTGTGCCTGCTTACGGCGACCCTCCAGTTCACGAACAGCATATTGTTGCAGGTACTGGTTGCCAGAGGCCATAACAGCATTAAACGCGGTTAGCTCCTCGTCAGAGAGGGTTTCAAGTGCCCACCCCTCAAGGCGTGACCAGCCTTCCTCCCCGCCAACCTCAGATGCAATATCGGTAAAGCGTTGGGCATCTGCTGCTTCTGCTTCTTTAGCTTGGGCTTCAGATTTAATGAGGAATGCCTCGTTAGATGCCTTTAGTCCATTCAGATAAGCGTCTACTGCGAACTTTCCAAATGCGTCATACAGCTTCTGCTTTGTCTCTTCCTTAAGCTCAAACTTACCACCTTCACCGTAAAGCTCCTTGGCTACCTGCATTGCATCAATGCCTTTCTCTTTCAAGGCAGTGGATACATCCTCAGGGATTTCAATCTCTACTTCTTGCTCGCCGAAGAAGAACCGTACATCTTCGTCCGAGGAACCATCTGGCTCAGATTTATCATACGATCCACTAGATGCTTCTCCTTGTCCTGCATCTTCTCCAATATCAGCTCCTCCGGTGTCTTGTACATTTGTACTGCCTGTGTCAGCTTGTACATCGCTGCCAGAAGAATCAACAGTAGAATCAGTGTCGGTAGTAGTAACATCAGCAGCCTCCTTAGATTCAGTAACGTCAGACTGACTTACAGGTTCATTAATAATTTCAAAAGACATTACGCCTCCTTAAGTTCTTGTTGAATGACACCCGGCACAGCTTTAGCTACTCCTTCATTAAGCATCTGCTCTTGCTGTGCTTGTGCCATCTGTGCTTGTTCTTGCTTCATCTGCTCTTCTGACTTTAAGAATGGAAGTTCAGCAGAGATCTGACCACGAACCCAATCCATATAATCCGGCCAGTTTACTGCTGCCTGTACCGGCTCAGGCCAACTCATAGGTAATGCCATATACTGAGCAAAGTTAGCCAGCTTATCCAACTCTGCCATGCGACCTAACGCTTCAATGCCTGTGATGATAACAGGGTCTACTAGGTCACTAGTGAAAGAGTCACCTGCATCAAGCAAACCCCACATAGCCACGGGAGTCTGCATGGTCGTAGCAAAGAGGGAATACACGCCACCCATGTTCTGCTCAATCTCAAGAGCATCTCGCTGTATCTCTACAGCAGTTACACGTTCTGCATCTCGTCGCGTCATAGTCTCCATCATAAAGACTACGCCGATACGGCGGGTATAAACTTCTAGCACCGCACTTATTGGTGTTAGATCTGCATACTTCCCTAATTGTACAATATGGATGTCCTCTTCCACGCCAGTGATTACTTCACCCGTTCCCGAATTAACAAAATGGTCTACATCTGTCTGAGCACCTGGACGAATCAGGTATTTAATGTCGGACATCAAAGCAGCGCCACGTGCAACTGCTTCGGACAGGAATTGGATTACGAATAAATCCCCAGAATAATCCTCTGCAAGAGGGCGACCCCAGTCTTCCCCATACGACCTCTTCCAAGTAAGAGGGATGAATGGGAGTTTATCAGCCTTGATTCTGCTAGATTCACCAATAGGAATATCATCTGCTGATTGCTTTAATTCCCAAAAACCTTCACCCTCATACTTGGCGTGTGTGTAGAGTTTCACATTATCACTGTCTTTGCACTTCTTACCCTTCATGCCTACTTCAATAGCCATGCGAGTTGCAGGGTCGAATGTCTTGAGAGCCTTCTCTTGCAGTAAGATAATATCCAGCAGTTCACCATTGGCATCTCTATTAACTACATAGTGGTGCATAGGTATAGCACTGATTGCACCCTTGCTTGGCTTGTACAACATACAGTTGCCAGCAACAATCAAATGCTTGAAGCACTCCACCACCGCTGGGCGGAACTGCCGCTGCTCTAATTGCTTCATAGCAGCAGTCTCTACTTGAGCAAACAGTGTAGCTAATTTGGTCTTCTTAAGACCTCTGTTGTTTAATATCTTCTCCCCTTTTGCTGTCAAGTCTACTCGGAAGAAAGAGCGTTGAGCCGGGAAGAGAACTTGCGCTAACTTGTTAGCTAAGTGGTTAGTGGCCTGAGCACCTACACCTTGCCACCCATTCTGAGAGGTATTGTTGTCTCCCTCCTCATTCATGAGGTAAGGCAAAGTCAACCTAGCATAGTGCTTTGCCCTGTCTATGAAAGGGTTACGCTTAGTAGATAGCTTCTCCCAAAGCTTAGGTATCTTCGACCGCTTACCACCATACTCAAGGTCGGTGTCTTGCATTATATTATACTCCTAAGCTTGATGCTACAGGGCGAACTAACCCACGCTTACCACGAGAAGTGGTTGTGGTGTCCTCGTCCTGACCCAGCGTCACATCTTCTGCTTCCGTCTCAGGCTGACGTTCTAATTGTTGTGCTGGCACTTTCGCTGCCTCAATTTTCGGCGTATCGGGTGCAAGACCAATTGCTTTAAATGCCTTCTTCACGACACCCATGTTATCTCCTTAGAGTTTTAAGTTATACACAGTGCCGAACGTCTCAAAGCCCATTCGCCTATACATACGTCCAACACGTTCTTCATTGATACCAGATGCGATAGATAATCTAACTTCGGCACACTCCTTCTCGAAAGCCCATTGCTTATAGGCCTTGATTAGTCGCATACCAAGTAGCGTCCCTCGCTTCTCCGGTACAACATAGAAGAGAATATCCGATGCAACACGCACTGACGTCCAAGGTGCTAGGTCGTGATAGCCAGCCCACAGGAAGCCTACAATCTGCCCTTCATCTACAGCCACCCACAGGAATAAATCATCTCTGATTAGAGAGGCACATAGGTTAGCTGCACTTTGTTCCGCATTCCACGACGCAGAATGATGTGCCACCACTTTGACTTCTTCTTCTACATACTTGTCCCCGAGATTAATAATCTCAGGAATATCTAGGAAGGAAGCTGGACGTATCATCGAACCACCAGTTGTGCTCTGACACAATCCATAATGTAACGCTTCACTTCATCTACTATTAACTCTTCGTGAGTCTTAGTCACTTTCGGAGAGGAAGGCTTGAGAATCATCTCAAGCATCTCCATCCCTTCAAATGAAATCGTCGGTTTCTTCTTCGTCTGTACCATAGAGTTCTTCAACCTTCTCTTGGATAGCTTCTACAGAAAGACCAAGCTCTTCTGCATCAGCAAGTAAAGTATATGGCACTTCCATGCCACAGGATAAAGTTTCAAAGATAGCCTCAGCCACCTCAACGGCACGAGTTGCCTTCATGGAATCAAAAGAAATCTGGTTCATCTTTGTCATGTCTTAATTCTCCCGCTTTGGGCAGACGAATGTTGCCCTTGCTTGAATCCTGAAGACCTTTGACTTCAAAGATTTTACCAATGACATTCAATCGTCCGCCATGTTTAATATCGTGGAACATCTGTTCTGCATCTGCATGAGTCCACCCTTTACCGAGCATAGCTTTGATTGTCTTGCCTCCTTTCCATTTGAAAATGAGGTTAGCTACCTTACCTTTGTACTTACCTTTACCTTCTTCAAAGCCAATACAAGTAAGGTCATAAGTTACCTTACGGACTTCTTTAGTCTGACGATAACCTTTGTGGCCTGCTTCATAATCGCAGTCCAGTTTGAATACAGCACCCTCTCGGCCTGCGTCTATCTGCTCTTGCGCAAACGCTTCAACTTCTCGCTCATTATGGCAAGGAGTAATAGGAAGGATAGCGTTGTACCCGCTAAGATGAGCGCCGATGCGACGATGTAAAGCATCGTAACGTTTGAGATAAGAAACATCAGTGAATCCATCATGGAATGCCTTAATGGTTAATATATCGAAGAAGTCGATATACAGGTTGTCTTTAATCTGCTGGCCTATGAAGTCAAGTGGCTCTGTACGATTAGGGTTTACCACTCCTGACAGAGCTTCAAGATAAACATCAACAGCCATAGATTGCAACTCACCAAGATACAACCCGACAGGAAATACACTAAATGTCTTTTCCAAGGATTCAACATTTGCGAGCTTCTTACCAGTACGACCAAAGATGGCAACAGCACCATCATTGCGCACCACAACAGCACTGAATATTCCATCTCGTTTCACCTGTGCATAACATGGAAAAGTTAATTTCTTCTCAGGAACTTCACCGCGATGCTTCACCAGCATGAATGGGTGATTGCGGTGATCTTCTGGAAGACCTAGGAACTCAAAGATATTCATATCAAATATCCTCATCAATACATTCGTGACGATGCTTCTGGAATAACTCTTTGTAGTAATCTGCTTTCTTCAGGTCTTCTTCAGTATTGAACTTCTTACCCGCACGCAGGCGATACTTAAGGGCATTACCCATGCAGTACCCAGCGAATTGCTTTTCAGTCATACTGCGGGCAATGATAGTGATTGCCTCTACGCCATCAAAGAACTCGTAGTGTTTTGGTTTAGTAACCATATTGTTGTCCAACGTGTCAGGATCTTCACCTTGCAATGAGTCAACAACCTTGAAGTAAGGTGCATACCATTCGCGCTTCTCCACACCTTCTAACATGATAGAGTTATAATTAGGTTCTGCACGGGATACTTTGAATACCTCATCTGGTTTCTTGTTTAAGCTTTCACACAGTTTATTCCAGTTGGCATCTCGGTAAGCTGCACGGCGTACGACGTATTCGCCAATATCAATATTTGACATAATTAATTCCTCCATTCACTACACAATCAAGGGCAAGCTAGTACCTGCCCTTTGTTCTATAGTGTCAACTAAATCTTACCAATCCAGCGATTGTTGCTATTGGTTTGCATCGGGACAATATGAGGCACACCTTCCAGAATAACCACACAACCTAATGCTGGCTTGTATTTAGACTCACGCCCATAGGCAAATGCACGGGATGACTCATCAATTAAGCAGCCACCCTGCACAGCCCAATACTGTTCATGTGTATTACGTGCGTACTCCACAGACATCTTACCATGCAAGTGACCACACACAAGATTCATACGCTCATGCGCTGCATCTGCTAGGACCGAGCCAGCAGGTTGATGCTTGAATGCCACCTGTTCGCCATTCGGCAACTCAAGTACATGCGTATGCTGCCAATCCCACTGGTCGCCACCTCCCTGCGGGAAGAAGACTTCTCGGTAGGTACGAAGATATTGCACTGGAATACCCTTGGCGCTTGCCTTACGGAAGTGCATAGAGCCGTGATTAGAGTGACACAGGCGCATCACAGGAAACATCTTGTGCAACTTGTGCATGAAGACACGAGCTTTCTCTAACTCCATGCCAGCACTGTCCAAATTTGGATCCGAATCATGGAATGACAGGGCATGTTTGTCTGCCTCATCTCCTAGGTGTACCACTGTGTCTGGACGGTAACGTGCTGCCACGGCTGCAAGGAACTCTAGGGTATCTGGGTGCTCATAAGGTGCATGAGTATCAGGGATCACCAGTACACTTCGATGAGGCGAGTCAGGCAATGGCACAATAGCCAAATCCTCGTAGCGGTCAGGAGTCCTGAGCTTACGCTCTTCTTTGATACGCTTATCTTCTTGCAGAAGAGTCTGGTAATAATCACCATTCTTCTTGGTCTTCTTGAATTGACCATGCCAGTATCGAGCCAACTGGCGGGTAATCTTCTTACCCACAGGGTGACACGATAATACACGTGCCATCTCATTGTAATTAACATTACCTTTCTCGTCGGTAGCTTGCTCGATTGCATCAAGTACCTCGGAGTCTTTGTACAAGCTGCGAAGCTTACCCAACTTTAACCTCCTTCTTTCTTGCATAAGCAAGGCGTGCCTTACGGTTCTTAGCCTCGCGCTTCTCTGCCTCCGTTTGGTGTTTGTGATATAACTTATCTGTCTGAGGCGTACTATGTAACTTCCAGTATTCATATAGTCGCTCTAACCATTGAAGCTGGAAGTAACGGTTGTTACCAGCCTTACCATAACCAGAGATAACACCCTTAATCTTTCCTTCTGCACCATTGCACCCTCTGCATACAACAGCACGGCAGAATCCTGTCTCATGGTCATGGTCAAGTACACGGTTTATAGGAGTAACAGCCTTGAGACTGCCGCCACATAGGGGGCACTTCCATCCTTGCTTCTCTAGCAATTCCCTCTTATAAGCTGCTACCTCCGATGATTTTAATTTGCTAACCATTCCGCATCATCTCCCCACAAGATTGGGTTCTTATCGGCTCGCCATATATCACCTTTGAATCTTGCCATGTGAGCTAGGCGACCACATTCGAGCATCAGGTCAAAAGCCTTGCCGATACGATAACCACCTCGGTAATTCTTAATCTTAACTTGTCCATGTCCGAACTTAGCCTTGTAAGCACCAAGCACTGCCATGTACAACTCTTTCTCTGTCTTACAATCTTTGAGAAGATCATAGGCGTATTTAGCACCACGTCCAGGTATGCCAGCATAGTTATCAATATCATCACCAATAACCATCTGTGCATAATGGAACATGAGGCCAGCACCTTTTAGGTCTTTGACTTGACCATTAGCCTTGCGGCGTAACTCAAGCCAACCCATAGGTTCTACCCATTTCTTCTCACCTCCCGGCTGAAGATGCCAACCGGGTACAATCATCAAATCCTTATCCAAGGAAACGATGCAAGTATCAGAGAATGCTTTATGCTCTGGACTACCGATAGGGAACTCGTTGCCTGTATCTTGCTGGAAGCGGCGATGGCTATCCCATTGTGCAATGCTCATGAGATCGTCGGCCTCATCTCCATCTGCCAAGACTGCACCGTGAACCTCTAAGAGATGCTCTCGCATTTCATAGAAGAATGGAGGCTTCTCGGTCTTACGTTGACCTTTATAAGGTTTGGTGAATGCTAGGCGGACACGGAAGTTAGCTTCTGACTTCGTCATGAATAACTTAGCTGCATCACACTCTGCTGCATACACCCAAGAGTTAAGCAAGGAGTTCACACGGTCACACGCTTGCTTACACTCAGAGGTATCTTTGATTGATGGGACTTGTCCTGACTTAACACGAGTTGTAGCTCGTACATAAGTCATGTCACTGATTGTATACCCGACGATGTAAGGTAACATATCAGCGTCTATTAAAGCGATTCGATTACCTTCAGTTGGCCACAGGATGAGATTATTGTCTTCCGATACTGTAGCTCCGAAGTCGAAGTTTGGTCGCATGTAGGCCACTCCTTCAGCACATGTTCACGCAACCACTCTCTCGCCCAATTAGCAGGGTGTATCTTATCTCGACGGCATACATACTCTGGTATTAAGTAGTTATGCAGATAGATCTCTTCACCTAATAGAATAGTGATAAGATAACCAAGATGTATGGGCGAGAAGCTTACGTGAATCAGGAAACGTTCTTCAATAGTCGGCATAATTCATTCTCCAATAACTATTACGCAAAAGACCCTGCCTACACTAAGGCAGACAGGGCATTAGATGAGGTGAGCGTGATAGTCAACCAGGACTAACAGAGGCAACACCTGCTATTATCAAAATTCTTCCTCTTCGCTTACCGGAGTTTCCGGTGCAGCTACTTCTTCTGCTGGAGCTTCAGCTTCTTCAGCAGCCTTAACTTCTTTCACTGGTTTACCAGCAGCAACCCAATCCAGATATTCAGCTACGATATTAGCCTTACCAATCTGAGCTTTGTCAGCCTGCTCAGGGAAGCAAGCACGAGCGAACTCCAGACCAGCAGCGAAGTTACCCATGCTGTCAATCTTAGCCTGAGCTTCTTCACGGGTATCGTAAGCCTTAGTACCAGCTACCAGTTGATCAGCTTCATCGACGATAATGAAAGACTCAACGGATACCAGAGCAGCACCTTTAACAACACGGTTTACGATAGTTTCAATCTTGAACATATTAAATTCTCCTTTTGTTGGTTATGGCATTATCGCCGATTAAAATTCTTCTCTTCTATAGTGTCCAGTAAATACCGGACACCGATTTGTCTCACACGTGAGACTTTATAAAACTGTGTTCACCTGAGCAATGTCATGTGCCGGAAGCGATACGCCGTGGCGTTTCCCCGTAGCTGGGTCGCTGTAGTTCACCACGTGCTGTCCGTCGCGCCAGATGTAGTGCAGGTCAGCATAAATCTCCCCTTCGGAGAAAGAGTGGAAAGTGCCACCTCCGAGCGTTGTGATACCTTTCTTGCAGTGCAGGGTTACGATTTGTACTTTCATCCTTTCTCCTTAATATTCCGCGTCCTCATCCATCTCCGGTGCAGGAGTATCTTCTGCTTCAGGTACTTCCTGTGGAACAGGCTCACCAGTATCCAGAGATTTACGATTAGCTGGAGTAGCATCCTCGTCATCTTTCTTCTTGGCTTTCTTCCACTCTGGGTCTTCTTCACGAGCAGCTTTAATGATTGCTTCTACGTGAGAACCAGCAACAGACAGGTTCTTACCACGAGGTGTTTCATTAAGGAAGTATTGACGCACCAAGTTAGCAGGAATGTCATCAAGGATTTCTTTGGTCAGCTTGTCGAAGGTGATATGACCTGTCATAGACAGACCTTCCTCTTCTACCTGAGCCAGTACAAGCTTCTTCAACTTATCAGGCATACCGCCAAAGCCTTTCCAGTTAACATACTTGAAAGTACCATCATCATTCTTGTCGCCAGAGCCAACCATAGTTGCAGTCAGGCATTCACCGATGAAGTCATCGAAACCACCAAGCAGCTCTTTAGGGTCAACTGCATTCAGGAACTTAGTCAAGGTTGCCTTGTCACCAGACTTCAGAGGCACAGCCATCCACTGTTCCATGCGAGAATCATCTTCGTTCTTGTCGTCGTCACCCATCAGTACAATCTTAACAAGAACAAAGTTTGCTGGCTTCTTAACTTCAGTGGTATTACCTTTCTTAAAGATATCTTGGAAGGAACCCACATGAATGATGCCAGAGATTACTGCTTCATGATCACCAACTTCAGGGTTCTTAAAAACCTTACCTTCAGCTTTAGTAACCTGAGCACCAAAATCAAAATCACCACGTGCCATTTATTTAGTCTCCTATTGTTACACTACACAATCATAGGCCGAACTAAGCCGACCTATTGTTCTATAGTGTCCCGTAATTATTTGGTCAGGTTGTCTAACTCAATTTCCAGCATAACAATCTCTTTCTTCAGGCTGTCAGATGCGGCTTGATGTACAAGGGCGATGGATGCCTTGTTCTCTTCAAATTCAGCTTTCAGGCTGTCACGCTCTTGCTGGTGACGTGCCAGCATATCTTCTACCTCTTTGACTTGACGTGCATTTAGTTCATCACGAGATGCATAGTGGCGGTTATGACAGTCAATCATTTGAGAACTACGATGTTCTTCAACTTTAACTTGCTCTGACTGTACTGCTTCGATGCGAGCCTCAATAGCTTTGATAGCCTTGGACTTGAACTTATTAGCAAGACCACGAAAGTATTGAGCTACGAATACCAGAGTAGTTACCATAGACATATTTATCTCTCCTATATTTACTTAATTACCTATACTACCTTATAAACCTAGATTGTCTAGGCTTTCCTTCTATAGTGTCCAGTAAATCATGTTAGACAAAATAAGTAGGAATAAGTTATTCATAAAGGCCACTCGTAAGTGACCTTGAGTATAACTCAGTCGTAGTTACCATCACAATCTGGGTCAATGCCAGAGAAAGCCCAGAATACTACCATAAATAATATGATACCAAGAATAATAAAAGCAGTTTGCATTAGTCGTAACCCTCTTCTTCATCAGGTATATCTAGTCTCATACTCCCATAACAAGCAAGCATAAGGAGTGCAAGAAAGAAAGTGAAGAATAGGTAAACAATGTCAAGCCTATCCATCAGTGTGTTTCCTTCCAACTTGCGCCAATCTTATATTCGCCTGCCATCGGGCAACGCATCTTCAGATACTGCCCTGCCCAAGTCATGGCGTCGGCAATGATATGACCTGCACGGTGATAACGGCGCTGGCAATGCAATACACCAGCATCAGCATCAACACTAACGAGGTTTGCAGCAGACCACATACGTCCTTCAGAATCCACATGAACACGTTTCTCCTCTGCATCGAACACTGCTTGCACGGCAGCCTTCTCTGTTTCGAACCCCTCTAAGGTGAAAGGTAGGTCGTAGTTAAGATACAAGACCTCCTCTTCAGGAACTTCCATCTGGATTTCATCATGCACGTTAGCCACACCACAAGGATTTCCCATAGCATCCAAGGCTACACCTTCCTTGCGCATTACTGCAAATGCCTTGACTAATGCATATTTCATACACAAAGAGCCAGTCATCTGGAGTAATACGTTAAGCATCGTGTGCTCTTTAAGTTCACCACCAGACATGCGGATGCGACCCCAATGCCCATCAGGTGCTTGCAGGTAGCCAAACTTGTTACCTTGTGCGATAACATTCTCACGAAGACGTGCAAGAGACGGCAGTTCAATCTCGAATCTTGCCACAACTTCCTTCATTTCTTCCTCAGTAACACCACATACTGCTGCAAGGTTGGCTATACCAGAGCCATAGAGGAAGGCGTATATAAACGTCTTCGCCATATCACGCTTAGGAAGACCAGCCTTCATCTGGTTATGCGTATGAATATCACCGTGCAGTACAATCTCTTGGTACTCAGGGTCATTCATGAAGTGAGACAGGACACGCAGTTCAAGACCTGCACCGTCACAACCAAGGATTAGCTTGCCTTTCCCTGCTATGAATAAATCACGTAAAGGATACAAGCCACGGGCAGGAATATTGACCACGTTACGATGACGCATACGGAACGTAGAAGTGCCAATGCTAATAGCAACAGCTGGAACACGCCACTCTCCGTCATCTTTGTCAGACGTAGGCCAACATCCGTACCTCTCGTAGTATTGCTGCGCATTGATTCCTAGCTCCTTGTTGAATGCTACAGGTACAAGGCCGCGACACTTTCGTACACCAGCCTGCGAGGGCCACGTTCCCTTCTCGTTGAAGGCTTCAACGTCACCACGGTTGAGTATCTGACCACGACGGGATACGAGTATGTACCATGCAGCGATACCCAAGCACCAATCAGGGACTGTTTTACCTTCACGTGCGGCTCTTTCTTGCCATAAAGTAAGGGACTTTTCATTTATCTTACCACTCCAAGGTTTGGGTAACACTCCGTGCTCATCGAGATGCGCTTGCTCGGTATCGTTAAATTCAACACCTTTCCATCCATAATCATAGAGCACTTGCTTAACTGTATCCCTGTTACCCAAGGGAATCTCTTCGAAAGTAACAGGCGAGTAAGCGCCAATCCACTTGATACTTGGCGTGTCATTACGGTTTCCTCTAAGGTGAGGAAAGTCTTTCTTGACACTAGCCGACCAATCACCAGACTTAGTAGTGACACTCCATACTGTCTTGCGATCTCCTCGTCTCTCGGCATGAAGAAAGTGTGAGGGGTCAAGGACAGTAGGTATATTGTTGCTAGCTCCATACTCATTTGCGCGTTGGCATACTTCATTCTTTTCTTCCGGTTTAAAAGGTTTAGACTTGATACGCATAGGCATGTGAGGGCGGAACGCTGCGACTGTCTCATCAATCTTAGCGTCCAATTCTTCGCATCGGGCCAAAGCCTTGTCGATGTCCAGACGGAACCCGCGCTCGGCCTGACGGCTCATCTCCAGCGCCACAATGGACTCCATGTGGAAGGCTGTCTCAATGCCTAGGCCCGTGCGTTTATTCACGCCACGGCGTTTGTGCTCCATCCATTCCCCGTTAAAGAGCCAGAGGAACAAGTCACGACCAATCGCCACGTCCTCACGTACACGGTGAACCATGTGGTCAGTTAGTTTAGACCAGTCCTCGTTCTCCGGTTTATAGCGACCTATACGGATGCCGTGCGCCTCAATTGAGTGAGGGGTGACGTTACCCATACCTTTGGCATATGCTTGCGGAGGAAGGCGTCTATCGGGGTTTAACAGGCGACTCATCACCAGCGTGTCGACAACACGGATAGGGCACAGGTCGGCACGGAGTCTGCCCTTGCCGCGCTTCTCGGTATAATTAAAGCCTTTCCAGATATCAGGGAATGCTTTCTCAAAGAGAAGACCGTCATATCCTAGGAAGTTCTGTGACACAATAGCTTCACAATGCTTCAGGAAGTTAACACCATCAACCAAGGTTCCGTCTTGATGGCCTTCCCACTCCTTCAGGCGTTCCCTTGCCTCAGGGTCACGCATCTCATATGGGTCGAAGAATAGGAACTCCTCCGTGGTGAGCAAGTCCATGCAGCAAATGATGTGCACATCTTCACGATGACCATAGCGTATGGCATCAAGCAAACCTTTACTTTCAGCATCCATGACAAGTATGCGATTCTTTCCAAATTCTTTCCAATCAACATCTAACATAATTAGTCCAACCTTTATGATGTCTTACTTTACCTTTAGCCACCTTAACCATATGAGATTGCTGTAGGTTGTTATTCCTACAAAACTCACGTAAGTTATAGACTTCTACATGGACACCTTGTGGTGATATAAAGTCATAGCGTTTAGCACAAGAAGCTATTACTAAATGCAAACTATGCTTGTTGTTATCTTGATGAGTACACCACTCTAGGTTCCAATCATTATTGTTTAGACGGTCATGATCTTTATGGTTAACTTCAGGTAAATTATTAGGGTTAGGTATGAAATGGATAGCAACTAATCGATGAACTTTAAGGTGTTTCCCTTTAATATTCATAATATGATACCCATCTTTATCTAAGTAACCTCTTAGATATTGTCCGGTTTTCTCGTTAAGAACTCGACCATCAGAGTAGAGGATGTAGTTAGTAAAAATCCTCGTACATTTGATCTGTTTCGAACTCATCCTCCCTCCTTTCTGGTTTAGATTGCATTGAATCGTAGAAATCCCAATCAGAGTCGTAGTTATTCATAAAGTTAATCCTCCAATCAATATGATGAAAGGCTGTCTCACACGTGAGACAACCCTTGACTTATCGACTGCGAATCTTACGTTTCACTTCACTTTCCTTGATAACCTGTTCACGCGTCAGGCTATTCTTCTTTGCTTCAGCCATAGTTAACTGTGCGAACAGGAAGGCTTGGTTAGTAATCTTGGCTTGCAGGTCTTCATGACCATCGAACATTTTAAGACTATGTTTATTCTGCATATTTCACCATGAAGCTGCCAATGACTTTAAAATCCTCACGGAATTGCCATTCAGTACAACGACCAGAAAGTTCCATTTGGAAACTTGCACTACTACTAGCACCTATTAATGCCAATCCTTTTGAAGTACTATAGGGCTTAACACCATTTGGTGCTACAACTGCATAGCATTTATGAGGTCCACGCATATAAATTAATACCTTAGTCATGATTAACTCCTTAGATACTCACGTAGGTTTCTTCAGTAACAATAGGGAGGTACAGTAACTCTTCATCATTTAAGATGTGAAGACCCTTCAACCCTTGCTTACGAATAATGTCTTCTATAGTGTCGGCAAAATGATTGTTAGCTACACGGCGTGGTGTACCATGCTCTGTGATTGCATGGTCAATATCCACGATTCGCACAGGTACATTTGGTTGCATCATGGCTTCGCCAATCTTTACCATAGCTTGCCCTGTGGATTTACCCAATGAACGAGTATTAAACTGCGTAACACCTAATGCAGTGCCACATAGTTTAATAATTTCACTTTGAGTCTTACCAGTGATTACATTGCGGCGCTCTTTCTTGAGTGTGGTCTTACTTTTGCCATATGCCTCTGCTAATGTTTGAACACCAGCACCATAGCGAAGAGGATATAATAGCATTTTATGCAGCTGGCGGGCACACTTATCGCAAATCTCATCGTGTACGCACTTACATTGATTGCTTACCTCTCCAATTTTCTCAAGGTAGTTATGTGCTGATTCCTTTTGATAAGCCTGTCTAATACCATTACTGTACTCTACATAGTAGCTGTTTTCACTTACATTAGTCACAGTACCACGGCAACGATATCTACGTGAGGTTACATTGATGTTACGAACATAATCACCTACATTCAATACTAATTTATACATAATCAATCTCCAGTTATTTAATGTACTTAATAAGAGCCTGTCTCACATGTGAGACAAGCCCTGATAAATACACTAATCAAAACTCACTTTCTTCATCGAAGTTAGTCTCTTCTATAGTGTCCGGTAAATCAGGCACTTCTTGTTGCCTTGCTTCACCTGTATCAAATGACTTAGTACGGGCTTGTGGTTCCATTAAACGTCCGGTTTGAATGTCACCCTTAAGCATGACCTTGGTTCCAGTCCAGATACCTTGGTCGCGGTCTTTGACACATGAGATGTACGTGGTAGTTCTTTCATCAAGCGTTTCAGCTCTTGTGTTACGCTCAATCCCCAAGGCGTAAGATGCCCAGAATCCGATAGCTCCTGAGCCTCGGAAGTCAGAAAGGATAACCTCGCCACCTTCTTCGTGTTGGGTACGGTTTGCCGGAGGACGTGTAAGGTGTGATACAAGGAATATAGTAACTGCATGTCTGTCTTTGATAGTACCAATCCGCTTGACGCATTCATCAAGTGCACCAACCTTCCCACCAAAAGCACGCTCATCTAATTTAATCCCCGTTAAGTTATCAATGATGATATTAGAAATGCCCATAGCCTCAAACTCTAGGCAAGTTTGCTCTACCTTTTCCATCGAATAGTCACCCTCTAGGTCAGCCACAAACAGCTTACCTGTATCAGCTACATAATCAATGGCGGCGTTAGCTTCTTCCTCGGTGTAGTCGAACACCTCACGGTATCCATCTTCTTTCGGGTCGTTGGTTGGCGGTAACTCAATACGCTTATCAATCCACTTGCCGATAAAAGCACGGGACACCTTGACCATCGGGTCTTCTGTAGAAATGATGCCTACAGATTCACCGTGTTCTTCAATGAGGTGCTTAACTACTTCACGAAGGAACTCAGTCTTACCTACACCAGAGCCTGCACCTATAATGATAAGCTGGTTCTTACGAATACCTAGCGTTACCTTGTTCAGCTTAGGCCAAGGCCATGATAGTCCTTGCTCTGGACGTGCAGCCTTGAGCTTATCCCTTTGAGATGCGATAGATTTAATCTGGCTACCAAAGACTTCATCAGATGACTTGGCATTAAACCATGCATCAACAAACTCTTTAGCCTTGCCAGCCATCAATGCCTTGTTGGCATCTTTGCAACCAGAAGGGTACTCAAGGATATAGGATTTGCCAGGAAACAGGCGAGCCGCTTGCTGGTTCTGCTTCTGCCCTACCTCATCCCCATCGAAGCCCCAAATAATCTTCTTGAATTGGGCGATGTGTTCACGGTTCTGCACAATCTCTTCAAGGCAAGACTCCCCTTTGTTAACAGACCATACATGGTAAGGTTGACCTTCCCACTTAGTACCCTTGGCAGAATCAAGGAGCATCTGCTGCGCTGCTAGCGCATCCAGTTCCCCACCCACAATAAGCAAGCAATCCTTTCGTCTCCCCTTGTCTAACACGTGAGACAAAGTATTCATACCGAAAAGATCTTGCATACCAAAGAGTTTACCTAAATGACCAAACTTAAAGTCTTTAGGTAATGTGCGACACTTAGCTCCTACTAGCTCACCTTTCTCGAAGCGTGGATAGTAATGCCGCGAGACTCTACCCTCTTCATCGTGTCCGACACGTACATCATACAATGCGCAAATGTCGCCGCGAATGTGTCTGGAAACAAGGTTCTTACGCTTAAGCGTGAGGAACCATTCAACATCAAGTTTCCACTCTGCTTCTTGGTCTGCCCTTTCTTGCTCATTCATGACCTCCCAACGATCTTTCATACGCATACCACCAAGAGCGATGGCGCGTAGCTTAGGGTCGCTTATCTTCCCTTCCTTCTCCATCTCTTTGAATTGAGAAGGTGTGTATTTGATATTGCCAGTAATAGGCAACTCGGTTATCTCGATGCCACCTTCGGGCTTATGGTAGTATGGTCTGCCACTATCATGGAAGTGTGCACGGTTGCAGTAACCAGCCCCGTCGGAGAAAATCATCAAGTGGTTCTGCGATTTATCGTGGTTGTTCTTCATGCACTCAGGACAACCAACGTTTTGAATAATGCTCATACTTTAGTCCAACCTTTATGGTGAGAAATTTGACCAGCCAACATTTTACGAAAAGTGCGAGGGCATAAACCGTGTTCTCGTGCAAATCGTGAGGCGTTGCGCCCTTTATATTTTACGCCAGCAGGGTCGAGCACTACAAAGTCTGTTGCCAAACTGTGTTCTACGTTAGCAGCTTGTGTCACCCATTCTAAATTAAATGCAAAATTATGATGTTTACATTCATCTATATGATTGACAACCAACCCAGGTGCGTAACCGTCTACGAAAGATAAAGCCACAAGTCTATGAACAGGGTACGTCTTGTTGTCTAATACAACATTTAAGTAACCTCTTGCATAGCCTGCTTTAAGGATTTTACCATTCTTTCCTCGTACACGGCCTAGGTTTGATACGTGGTAGGATTCATGCCCTAGCACTGGCATCCATATCTCCATAACTTAGCACTCCCACGCTGCGCGTTTAGATGCACGGTCACGGACAGGTTTATTCAGCTTCTTGCCTTTCGTCTGCCCTTCTTCCATGTCAAAACGGTTAGCTTTACGGGTCATCTTCTCAAAGTTACGCATGGTTAAATCTCCAAAGTAAGTTAGTCTTATCTATACTGTCCGGTAAATACGAAGTCTCACATGTGAGACAACTTAGGTCTGCCCTTCCTCTAAGTAGTAATAAGAGGAAGGAAGAAGGTAATAGGTATTCCTAGGTAAACCTATATAACCTTTAATACCTATTACTTCCTTTATATCCTTATCTTCCCTTCTCTCTCCGTCTCCGACGGTTATCCTATAGTGTCCGGTAAATAAGTCTCACGTGTGAGACACGTTTATGTTAATGAAATGTTACAGGTAGTCGGTAAAAGAAAGGCCACTCCCGAAGGAATGGCCTATTAATATTATGCGAAGCAATAGTCTGAAACTAAGATTTCGTTAAGGTCAAACTCCCCTTGCTCTGGTACTTGGATTCCTGTATCAACTAACCAGCGTTCTTCGTGCTCATCTAGCAGGCTTTGCAGTGCATTACGGCCTTGATACATTTTCACCATTTCTGCCCTTAAGCTGTTGCGTAGATCGGCTGTACGGCCTGCATGAGTGCCAAAAGAATCATGAATTACTGCGATAGATGTAATCCCTTTATCAACAAGGTCGCAGACCGTTAAGATAAGGTGACTGGCATCATGACCATGCACAAAGTTAGGAGCAGCAGCGCCCATCATAGCCGTTTCATCCACTACGTCCGTTTCAATCTGTAGACTCATCTTGATTTCTCCCATCAAGCAAGTAGATACGCGGAGCATATCTGTCGCCATAATCTTTTGTTGCAAGATGAAGCCAGTAGGCAGGGTATACTCTAGGCCTTCATTCCTTTTAGCTGCGAAACGGGCAAGCTGACGAATCATTTTCATTGCCACTATAGGAGCTTTAACCACTTCCGAAATAGAAGGCCAGATTAAAGCTGTCATATAGTTATAAGCTGCGCTAGGTGTCAGGCTGTCTTTACGGTCATTATCAAAAGGGTGTACAGGATTGGCGGTACGCCCTTCCGCAATAGCCCGTTGGGCCTCTTTTTCTTCTAAATCAACGATATAATCAATCACTGACTCACGGCAGGTTAGACGTGTGCTGCCATAAGGTAGTGTCATTACGGGCTTTTTGGTCAGGCCGCGAGTGATTCCTATCATATCCCACGCACTAGCCATGCTACGCAGTTCTGCACCTGTAAGTGTGACGCTTCCGGATGTGAAAGTCACTGCGTCGTCTGCATTCATGTAGGCGTAATTCTTCTGGATAACAACCTGCGCAACCGCGCCATAAATATCTTGAGGGGAGTCAGAAGGCTTAAGGTTTACTGCTTTCGCACCTACTTCATCTCGTAACATCGCGCTATAGTGCTGGATACCAGAGCAACTACCATCTTGATGGACGGGTAGGTGCGTCATGAATTGGTCTTGCGTTCCTTCGTCCAGTGCATCCAGATAACGCGCATATTCAAAGCACCATGCAAGGAAGCCATAAGGGGAATCAGCATTTACCCATTGAGTGAAGGTCAGCGGGTCGGCTGCAATGTCGCGGCACATGTCTTGAAATTCGCCATCCAGCACGTTAGCGGTACGCACGTCAAAAGTTTTCTTATCCCAGCCCCAGTTATTCGCCCCGTTCACCAAAAACCACTTAAGCGCCTCAGCGCTATCAAGACGCTGCCCTTCGGTAAAACGGAGCAATGCCTTGCCTAAGTCGTTTGATTGCGGCGAGAGCGTGCTAGATTGCGCATAAACGCGCGAACGGCTATCCAGTGCATACACGAAGTATATTGCGTCAAACTGGCTGTATTTACGGGCCTGCCCGACCATGCGAACGGTTGCCGCCGACTTGCTGCCGCGCTTAGTTTCAGCGGTATACAGCTTGGTACATTCGCCTTTCCAGTTGATGAAGGCTTGCCATTGTTCCGGCGTTAGCATCTCTTTAAGTTCACGGCCTCGCAGGTGCTGGAACTCTAACGGCACTGGATTAGCTGGCTTGTTCTCACGGTCGATGAGTGGTTTAAAGGAAGGCACACCATAACCAAGGTCGAGACGGATAACGTCCTCTACTACCTGCAAAACCTCTTTATTAACCTGCCACTTAGTCGCCTGCAAAGCGTTAACAGCCTTGTAAACCGCTGGCATTTGCTTTTTGGTCAACTTGCGGACGTGCTCGCGGTTTCCTTTAACCAGACGAATACGACTCGCCACCTTCTCGGTATGGAAGCCACCATTAAACGGAGAAACCCACGGACGAGGAGGAATAACGCAAGGCGCATAGGCTGGACTCAGCTGAGCTACGTGCTCTTTAAATGCAGTTATCCATTCACCCACGTGTTCGCTAGTCTGTAAGTAGTAAACGCCATGCTTGCCACCATTAGTGCGCAAGGTGCGAAGAAAGACAGGCTGACCATTGAAGAATACACTATTTTCCAGTATTTCTAGCAAGGTCATACCGATTTGTAGCAAGGTATCTTTAGGCCACGCCTCCCAGCGAGAGAAATCAGCGTCACGGTCCGCTACTGACTTCTCAGCCACGACCGCTACGTTGTGCGCATGGCGATATGATTTAGTCTTACTTGCCTTAAGCGACTTCTTAACTTTCTCAAAGTATTTGGCGGCGTGACCTTCCAGCTTGCTAAAACGTACTTGGTCCTCAATGCGGTCAGCTACATTCATGGCTATAGCCTGCAAGGTTACATCCGTGTTCAGCATATCCATAACGATTTTCATCGTGATATATGCTGCCACTTCATTTTCTACGCAGTTAATGAAAGCCAATGCACGTGGTGCACGACCGCGCTTTCCTTCGTACTCTTCTTTATAAGCCTGAATACCTTCCGCCATAGGTGCGATTAGTTCGGACAATAAGCGGCGATTCCATGCCGTGTCAGATTCATTACCGGATGCAATCTGGCGTTGTTGGTCCGCTTCAAAGCGACGGATACCGCCGTTAAACATTTCTTCTTCAAGTTGAAGTTGAATAGCGTGTAGGTCTTGCATCTTGTTTACTCCTAGTGAAAGAAACCTTAATAGGTGACACCTAAGAAGATGCCACCGATAAGGTTACTTAGTCAACTCTTCTACTGCCTCAGAGATTAAGGGCCATGCCTCATGGCCTTCACCGTATCCCAGCTTAACCAGTTCGCGGCGTGCCTTGTTAACTGCTGTTTTCTTCGTTGCCTCCTCAGCGCTTAAACCTAAGCGAGCATAGAAGCAGGAAGATTTGAATTGCGGCAGCATAGGCGCGGCTGCCTTCTTGCTTTCGCGTGCGCTACTTAAGGAGGCGATGCGGTCATTTGCTGCCTGTAATTGCTCAGTCAGTGCTTTAATTTGTGCCAGCAGACCAGCAATAGCGGCACTCTCAGTATTAGCCGTGTTATCCAGCGGCGCTGCCTTTGTGTCTTCCGGCTTGCTTTCATCTTCCCACGGTGCGGATTCGTCGTTACCCGACTCACTTGCTGGCGGCACACTTTGTAATTCCTCTTTCGCCTTCTCTAAGATGAAATCCTCAAAGGTTGCATGTCCTTGCATAGTTTCTGCGGCCTCAGTCGCGTTCTCCTGCGGTTTTACTGTCTTAGGCTTAGTTTGTATCGTCTCAGCCTTCGTCTCTTTCTTAGGGTCAATCAAGGCATTTACGGCATTAGTGTCCAGCTTGCCATCTGCGGCGAGTTCTGCGGCCTTCTCCATGATTATATTTTCATCAGCGAAAGGAACAAGCGCCAGCATTACACGCATAGCCACACCTTTAAAGCGTTCGTCTCCTTCAAAGACACGGGCTACACTCATCAGCTTGTAGCATTGTGCCTTCTTGATGGCAAACTCTGCTTCAACATAGGCTAAGAACTCTTTTTGACCTTCGAAGTCTCCGCGTAACTCATTCAGACAAGCACCTACTTTGATGTAAGAAGTGCCGATATTATCCAAATGCTGCTTAATCTCAGCGGTTGCAGCTTCACGGACAGACAGGAGGAGGATGTTTTCAGTAGTCATAATAGTCACCTTATATAATGATAAGTAAATATCACATAGCCCACACAGGCAGGCTATAGGCTAGTTACTTGATGTAATGCCACGTCTCTATAAATGCATCTTTGCTAATGGAGCATTCCGTGCCGTTAGGTGCAATGTATTCTACAAGCCCACCTCTTACACAAAGGTAATTACCGCCTTCCTTTCTTAGTTTGCGTTTAGCTTTATCAAATAAGAACTCACGGTAAAGGTGATAGGAGCACCAGCTTAAGCCAATAAGAGCAAATGCCATAATGATGCTATCTAAATCCATAGTCTTAACTCCTAGTAAGTGAAAGTTTAATCAGGCGCTACCGTAGCAACGCCTTGTTAAGCCTTCTCTTATAGTGTCAGCTAAATAGTTTGTATGTAGTGCCTAGTACTTCCTCACGAATTTGTGCGAATCGTAGGGAACACTTCAGGGTTACACCGTCTGAAAAGATAAAGTTATATTGCTTTTCCATCCTTATTCTGCCTCTTCTTCTGAATCCTCAGCGTAATTGGTGTACGCAATAATCATATATTGAACACGTTCCCATAAATCAATGGTGAGTTGTTCATAAATACGGGCTTGTAGTACGACCGTCACATCCTTAGTGTCTGGCATTAAGCCAGAATCCTCGAAGAAGTGGTCGATGCCTTCACTCGCCATCACTGAGAAGATGTCAGCATAATAGATTGGTACAGCACTGTCCGCTACCTCATGGATTGCATCATGTGCGTTATCGATACAATCAATATCATCATTCCAGATACGTTCAACTAATGCAGCATGAGCGGTGTTGTAAACCTGAGAGTAAGTCATATTAGACATAGCCATGTTATTAATCCTCATTTAGTTAGTTAGGTTACATTATAGGAGACTCAAGAGAATCTCCTAGGTTTAACCTATCCAGACTAAGAAGCTACCATCCAAATTGTTAAAGAACTTGGTTTGCGCCTTGATAGGCTGGCTAGTGCCAGCAACTATCTTATAAGATACTATTCACAAGTTTAGCTATTTTAGCATTAATTGCAACCACTTTACTATAAAGTTCATCGTGTTTGCTCTTGTCTGTGTTAGCTTGCCAAGCGGCATAAGCAACAGCAAGTTTCTCTTGTAATGCAGCATAGCGTTTACGTTGTGCGTTAGTCATGATAGTTCACCTTTGTTAGTAAGCCTATCAAGACACAAACCAGATTGTTAAAGAGCGTTGCCTCTCGGCTATGTGCTTAATGTAACCTTGTATGCCGTGGCTGTCAATAGTTAATTTAAAGTTTATTGCTATTTACTTCTTCCCACTCCAAAGAGTGTTTATTCAGCATGTTAACTATTCGTTTGTGAGATAACTTGCTTTCAAACTGAAGATAAAACATCTCAGTTCCATCATTGAGGTTGTACGTCTGACATTCTGCCTTGTACAACTCGCAGATAACTTTAGCCGATTTACTGCAATCGGTGTAAATCTCATGTTTAAACATTGGTTAGCTCCTTCATCAGGTCACGTTTCTGGTTAACTGTATCGGCCCAACCTTCGTTAAGGAATCGATGATACAAGGCTAACCCATCGTCTGTAAGTAATTCGTTGTTACGAATCATGTAGCACAACAGAGTGAAGAGAACGGACAGTTCACGGTTAGTTAGAATCATTGAAGTAGTGCCCCTTAAAGTTATTACCTACCAAGACCAAGCCTATTGCCAAGCAAGCCGCGTGGTCTATCTTAGGATGGGTGTGCCTAATCTGGCGAAACCCATAGGTAATACGTGTTAATGTGTTACCTTCTAAAGTATAATATGCCTCGCTATATTTACTGCGATAAAGTCTTATCATGATATAGCCTCCATAAACTCAGCGAAAGACAAAGGCTCTTCTCCTCTCACTAATGCATTATAGTAATAGGCTTTATACAGTTTTTCGTAATTCATAGTTAACCCCTCATTCAATAAGTAATTAACCACGGCATACATAGGTTACACTAAGCAAATTGTTAAAGAGCATTGCGCTAACCTTGGTTTATCGTGGCAGGTTATGCTTGCGCCATCTTCCACTATCTAACATTGTTTAACGGCTTCAGTAGCTAGGCCGGATAGTTAAGGGCGCTCTCTATCATTCACCCTGAGTATTTAATGTCGCTCCCGACTGATTGCTAATGTATACCTGTTGATTGCCTGTGTCAACACTAAGTTTCACTAAGATAGATTATTTATGTGAGACATGTCACAACTACTAAGATAAACCTAGGTTGTCTAACA